CCTTCACCATCAACAAGTTGCAGGTTGCAGTCCGCAATGAACTGCGCCTCTTGGCTCGGAATCGCTTGCTGGTCATCGTCCAAGACAACAACAACCGCTACTGGGTGTTGGGTGCTGCGAATGGCTTGGAGGCATCTGCTGGAACCGCTGGAACGGGTACTGCATTCGGCGACCGTTCAGGCTACGAGATGACGCTCACGGGAATGGAACCCGACCCGATGCTGAACATCGCAGCAGCAACATTCTCTGCGCTGACCGCACAAATCAGCGGTTCGTAGAGTATCTTTGACCTGCGGTTCTCATACGCCGCATGGTTTAGTGGTCAGGGGCCATCTCGCAAGGGGTGGCCCTTTTTTTTATACCTTTGTTGTATGAGAATTTGCATCGTTTACAACGCCCACCCAACGGGCTGCTCGTTCTATCGGCTGGAAATGCCGAACGCTTACCTCGGCGACAATTACACCGAGTTTGACTATGTCTGCGTGGACAACATCGCCAATGTAAAAGATGAAGACCTTAAGACGGTCGATATATGGCTTTTCAATCGCTTGTGGTGTCAAGGTACCTTGGACCAAATTCGCAATGTTTACAAGGCTCTCACGGCCTTTGGCGCCAAGGTGATACTGGACCTGGACGATTATTGGGTGCTGGAATCGGGTCATATCATGTATCGGCACTACCTGTCCACGAAATTGGATGAGCAGATTCGGGAGCATATCCGCTTGGCTGACCATGTGACCACCACGACCGAACACCTCGCCCAAAAGATACGCCTGCTGAACAAAGCCGTCACCATCCTCCCCAATGAACCATACGAGGCCTATCAACAGTACTTGCCCGACACGACTGCCGAACCCGAACCGCACCTGTTTAAGATCGGATGGTTTGGCGGGGCGCAGCATCAAGAGGACATCGCCTTGGTGGAGCATTCGTTCGACTTGCTGGCACACGACCATTCCCTTGACGGCCGATACAAAATCTACCTTGGCGGGTGGAACGACAACAACCCCGTTTACGACGATTACGAGCGGATGCTATCGTGCAGGGGACTGAATAAGAACTACGGGCGCATCCAAGCGGCAGACATTTACTCCTATGTTGGCGGGTACAACTTCATCAACGCCACCATTGCACCGCTCCGGGACACGAAGTTTAACCGGCTCAAATCGGAGTTGAAAGTGGTTGAAGCAGGATGGATGGGCAAGGCTATCATCGCATCCGAAACCATTCCGTACACGGACATATTGATCCACGGCCACAACGGTCTGCTGATACCGTACGGGAAGAAAGACGCTTGGTATAAAGCCGTCCGCAAGTTTGTGAACGAACCCGACTACGCTCGTTCCTTGGCCCTGCAGTTGAGCAAGGATGTGCGAGAACGATTTGATATCAGCAAGACCGCCGAGCGCAGGGCTGAACTCTACCGAAGTATTGGGCGCAAATTGTGAAATTCGGGCGCAAAGTACATTTAGGGTTAGGATGATATACCTATCCCCCAACACTACCAACACCATCGTCGTCACTTGGACGCAGCGGGCCTCTTCGGGCGACCGCTATATCTTGCGGCTCACCAACATCGCCAAGAATGTGACCACCGACTTCACGCTGCTGAAATCGGACAACCTTTCCAACTACACCGAACGCTATGACAAATTTTCGCTTGCCGTGGGGTCGCTTGAAACAGGCTCGTATCGTTATGAAGTTTACGATACCTCTTCCACGGTTAGCGCAGCGACTGCGGTGGTTGAAACGGGCTTGGCGTATGTACAGGTAGTCAGCCTCACATTTAACACCTTCGCAAATTCCATCCAGTACACCGTCTTCGGTTCGTCCGACGAGGGTGTCTTTGACCAAACCTTTGACCAATCTTTCGCATGAGCGTACAAACGAGAACCCAGTTGCAGACGAGTGCTGCTACCATCACCAATGAAACCGCCGCAGGAGCGAACACCGCCGCCCGTGTGGGTGGCCTATTCGACGACATTGCAGACACCGCAACCTTGGACCGAGAGCGGGGTGTGGCGAACCTTTACCTTGATGAGGTCAAAACATTCACCCCCACCCAAGGGCAGGCCGTCAAGTTGACAGCCCCGCTCAAATCGGGACTGCTTTCAACCTACAACTTTTCACGGACCACCACATCGCTGACCTACACGGGGACCACAAGTGCGGCTTTGCGGGTGTCGTTAAATTTGGTGATTTCGCAGGTCAATAGTGCGCAAATAAAAATCTACATCGCCAAGAATAGCACAATAATTGCACAATCGATGGCTGACCTGACCACGACCCACACCAACGGCCATGCGGTGTTCACCGAAACGGTCCTCCAAGGTGCGCTGAACGACGAGTTCACCATCTACATCAACGCCGTTGACCATGCGGACACTATTACGATTTCGGCCCTTTCATTTACCGTCCATACGCTATGAGTATAAAGCAATCGTTCACCCAATGGCTTGGGATTGAGCACAAGGTCCCCGTGATGCTCGAAAACAAAGCGGGGAAATACATCACCTACGGGGCGTTCAACGAATACCCCTACTACCTGCTGGACAACTACCGCCGAAGCAGCAAGCACAACGCCATCGTGAACGGCAAGGTGAACTACATCGTGGGCGGTGGATGGCAACCTGGGGAGAAGATGACCGTTGAGCAGCAGGCCCGCTACGCCAAGTTCTTTGACGGGTTGAGTGAGCACGACGACTTGAACGACATCACCGAAAAACTCGTCCTTGACTTAGAAATCTTCAACGGCTTTGCGGTTGCAGTCACTTGGAATAAAATGGGAACCATTGCGAAGATGGAACACATCCCCTTCGAGAAAATCCGAGTGGACAAAGAGGAGCGGATGTTCCAAGTGGCTGAATGGTACAACGACGATATGGTCCAACTCTACCCAAAAATCGGGGATGTAGAGAAAATCCCCGCCTTTGATGCAGACAACCGAATCGGCAAGCAACTGTTCTACTATCGTGTGTACGCAGCAGGCGTGAAGTCCTATCCCCTGCCCGAATACATGGGAGGGTTGGCTTGGATTGAAGCGGATGTGCAAGTAGCCAACTTCCACAACAACAACCTGCGCAACAATTTTTGGGGCGGGTACTTGATAAACTTCAACAACGGCATCCCTACGCCCGAAGAGCAGGGCGACATTGAGCGGCAAATCAAGCGCAAGTTCAGCGGCACGGACAACGCTGGCCGCTTTGTGGTGACCTTCAATGACGATGTGTCCAAGGCTCCGACGCTTGAACCGCTCACACCGTCCGACATGGACAAGCAGTTCGAGATCCTCAACAAAGCGATCCAGCAAGAAATCTTCATCTCGCACCGTGTCGTGAACCCGATGCTATTCGGGGTCAAGACCGAAGGGCAACTTGGCGGAAGGCAGGAATTGGTGGAGGCTTACGAGTTATTCAAGGCAACCTATGTGAACGACAGGGTTCGCAAGGTGGAGCGGATGATTAACTATTTGGGTTCGTTCAATGGCGTGGAGGGGATGGAATTGATTCCAGTTGAACCCATCACCGAGCGACTATCCGAAGCCGCCCTGCTGCAAATAATGACCCCCGAAGAACTCCGTGAGAAAGCGGGCCTCCCTGCTTTGGAAAAACAACCCGCCGATGTGGTGGGTCCCATTCCCCAACCCGACGAGCAACCGCAAACACCAGCGGTGATGAGCAACGACAACATCAAGAAGTTGTCGGGCCGTGAGTACCAAAACCTCATGCGTATCGTCCGCCATTATGCCCAAGAAAAAATCACCTTGGAGATGGCCCGCACCATGCTATCCGCTGGATTCGGTTTGACCCCCGAAGAAGTGAACACGCTCCTTGGCGTTCAAGAGCAAGCGTTCAGCGAGCCGCAATGGGGCGAAGAGGACACCGAGGACTATGGATGGGGGGACGAGGAATTCAAGGTCTTGGAGGTGGTCGCCAGTAAGTTTGGGAGCAATGCGGACGACTATGTTGTCATGCACTCCAAGCCAATGCGGTTTGATGCCGACTTAGATGACCAAGTGCGTCAAGCCTTCGCAGAACTTGGCGAGGAAGAAAAGGAACTGGATTCAAAGATTGAAGCCTACCGCAAGAAGAACCGTGATGCCTCCGTGGAAGAAATGGCCAAGGAGTTCGGAGTGAGCAAGGCCAAGGTCGCCAAGCGGGTCGCTTACCTAATCACAAAAGACCGCTACCCCATTGCAAGAGCCGTGGACCAAATCGCCAAGGAAGGAGCCAAGCCAACGGATGAACCCGTGCTTGAAGTCCGCTACAAATACGCATGGGCCGCAGGGTTTAGCAACAAGGACAAGAGGACGAGCCGTGAGTTCTGCAAGGTGATGCTGGACCTGGCTGACCAAGGCAAGGTCTATACACGAGACGACATCAACGGTATCAGCAATATCATGGGCTATTCCGTATGGAATCGCAGAGGCGGTTGGTACCACACCGCAAGCGGAGTGAACCGCCCCCAATGCCGCCACATTTGGGAGCAGCAGTTGGTAATCCGTAAGGGCAATAAAATCACAAAGGCATGAAGGCACTCTTTATCAGCGAACAAACCCTGCTGGACAACTCGGTCATAAACGAGAATGTGTCGTTTACCCAAATTCGGCCCACCATCGTGAAGGTGCAGGAGATGCGGATTCAGCCTATCGTTGGGTCTGCCCTGTACTCGGAAATGGTGACGCAAGTGGTAAGCGGAACGACCACGGCACTCAACACCACGCTGCTGGAAGATTACATCCAACCCGCTATGGTGCAATGGTTGTATTACGAATTACCGATGGTCTTGGCGTTTAAGTACATGAACAAGGGAATGGTCCGCAGAACCAGCGAGGAATCTTCGCAGATGAGCATGGACGAGATTACAAGGCTTACGGATAAAGTGAAGAACGATGCCGAGTGGTATTCCGAGAGGATTACCAGGTACCTGATGGAGAACCGCACCGACTATCCCTTGTTCAACTCCCCGCCATCGGCTCTTGATACTATTTACCCGAACGGCACCAACTACAACACGGGGATGGCCTTGGACGCAAGAACCCTGCGCCGTGGTGCTGGGCTTGACCGACCTTGGCCTTACGTCTACGACCCCTACTGCTCCAACTGCTGAAATCTATGGGCGCACACGCAAAAAACATTTTGAAACTACAAGCCTATGTCTTGGATAAAAATCAAGCAAGCACTCCTTGCTCTTGCAAATGCTCACCCGCAGGTAAACTCCTTCGGGACGGGCGACCCGCTTGCAATAGGGACCGACAACACCATCAACCTGCGAACCCCAAGCCGTGAGCGAATCGTCTATCCGCTCGTCTTTGCGGATGTTCAGTCAGCAAGCACGGATTTGGGTACTCTCAACCTTACTGTGGGGGTGTATTTTTCTGACCGAGTGGAATCTATTTCCCCGATGGGTGGCGTGGTTTCGGGCAGTCCGACGCTTGGCTGGCAGGATAATGAGGACGAAGTTTTGAGCGACCAACTGCAAATCGCACAGGACTTCATTTCAAGCCTTACAAACGATCCGACGCAAGAGTGGACCCTAAGTACCAGCGTGTCGCTCACGAGGTTTGTAGAGAGCCGTGATGACCGCACGGCGGGGTGGGTGGCTACTCTATCGTTTGCTATCCCGTACTCGCACTCCGTTTGTGAAATTCCCTCCTAA